CCCGGTATCAATTTGATACAGGATGCCATCACTGCCGATAGCCAGGAGCTGACGGTTTGCGCCGGCATTGTGTTCAACAAGCGTTTCAACGTCGCCTGTGCCGATGCCAGTGCAGAACTGAGTAAAGCCGTCACGCAGTGTCACCTTTTCAACAGACGGAAAAAAGTTGCTCATCACGATGGCGTCAGTCGGCGGCATGGCGTCGATGCTGTCACGGCTGTTTAGGCCGCCCACAGGAGCCGGCACCGCCGCTGCCTTGACTGCAAACCGGCGGGATTGTGGAAGTGCCTGCAGCATCAGCCGCTGATCCCGTAGCCACTGTCAGGCAAGTTGTAGGAGTAAGGGCTGACCAGCAGACGCCGCGCATCGGTCATCGTTATGATTGGCGCACCGCCAGACCGACTAATCGCCTGACGCAGCTCAAGCTGATACTGCCGGAAGTCTTCATCGTAAGTTAGGCCGTGAGCTTGCTTGAAGCGCCAGGTGGCGCCCATCTCTATCAATGTTTCATCGAGGATGCCGACATCGGTATCAGCAGCAAAAACAGCTTGCGAGGTGCCGCCACTGGTTTGGTTGAAGTGGCTTGAAACATATTCAAAGCCGATTGTTTCTGTGGCGGTCGGGGTCGGGGTGATGTCAAACCGCAGCGCGTTGCTGCTGGACTTCAAACGGAAGCGATCAATGATGCCGGTGCTGGTCGTGCCAAACCTGTCCGCTTGATACTGTTGCGGAGTGATAGGCCCAGTCATCTGGTCAAGGTCACTGCGGTTGTAGGCTGTGCCACTGACAAACCTGTCAAAGTCTGTCGGCAGCGCGTAGTTCTGAGTGCCGTTGGCCGTGGAGAAGGTGTGTTCCTTCATCAGGATTGGCCAGTTCGTTGACCGCATGAGCTGCTTGCCCTCGCGGTTAATTATGGCAAGAAGCTGCCTTGCGATAGGATCTGTGTTCCCAGCTACGGTGCTGGGGCGCTCAAACCCTGTGAAGTCAGCTATCGTCTGGGCTATCGTCAGCAGGCTCATCAGCCGGCTCCTCTATTGGTTCTGCCGCTGGCTTGCGGCTTCGCTTGGGCTTTGCATCAATGTGCAGCCCGGCAATCTTTTTAAGCTGCACATACGGCTCGCCCATGTTGCGCAAAAGCACCTCATCAGCAGCGGCAAGCTCTTCAATGGTTTCAATGTCGGCAAGCTCTAGCTCAACGCGGCGCGGCTCAGACATGCCTGGCAAATCATTGAGGTTGCCGCCTTTTTTCTTGGGCTTCTTCTGCTGCTTCTTAAACTCGTCCCACTCATCAGGGAACCGGCTAAGGTCTTGGGGCCGCACTGGCCCCTCCCAGACATCGCGGATGCCCTGCACAGAAATGCGACAAAAATCTCGTTGTTCTCCATTCAGCTCACGCTGAAAAAATATAGCCTTGGCTGGCATGATCTCTCCCTTGATCATGGTGAAAACGGGGGCGGCCGAAGCCGCCCCAGTCGGAGGAAGTTAGAACGGGAAATCGCAGATGATTTCCTTGTCAGACGCATCGCCTGCGTATGCGACCACAACACTGGTCACGTCAGCAGTAACGTCGAGCTTTCCGTCTGAGCTTCCGGTCGCTGTCAGAGGGTCACCGTCCGCGCCAGCAGTAAGAGCTGCTGCCATGGTTGCGGCACCTTTGATCTGAATCCAGCAATACTGACCGTCAGTCGGAGCGGACTGCAGTATGCCAGCGCCAATCTCTACCGAGTCACTAAGATCGCTTGTGACCTGGTTGAGCTTGTAGCCGTCTAAGGTGTTGTAATAACATGCGTTTCCGCTCACCGCGGCGACGCTGCCAGAGCCAACCTTATATTCGACATACTTGTAGATTTTGGTCACGCCGTTATTGCTAACGACGGCACCAATCTGCCCCACTCCAAACTCAGGTGTGGAGGAAACGGCTGTCGGATCAATACCGATAACTGATGCAAACATCTCAGACCTCCTTACACATGAATGACGCCCTGAAGGGCGCGGTTGGAACACGTTAGATTTCCGCTCCAAAATACAGGAGTGACTAATGCGTCTTGGTTTACGGACATCTTTGCTTCACCAGGAACAAAGTCCCTGCCTTCGGCAACCTCAAGACGCAAATACTGGGTGTTCAGGAAGTACATCTTGTTGGTTGGGCATTGGTCGTCATAGACGACATCAGAGTTCAGATACTGAACGCTGGTGAAGCCAGACCGTGCCAGATCATCGCTGGTGATGCGCTGGATTGCCTGCAGGCTTCCAAGGAAAGCCTTATAGGCATTGGCATCTGCCATGATGAGGTCAGGCGCGTCGGCACCGCGAACAAGCAGAAGATACATATTGTTCATATCTGCCTGCACGTTTGTTGTGCTGAAAGCACTCGACGTTGCAGTGGTCTGCTGGTTTTGCCAGAAGGTAAAGGTTGACGAGTTGATCCCGCCGACCGTCCCAGTGCCAGCATCTGCAATGATCAATTGCAGACCACCAACCTCCTTACCATCGCTTCCCGTTCCGTCCGAGTACAAAGAGGTCGCGAGAGTGTTCATAAGGCTCTTTTCAAGCACGTTGATGCGTGCCTCAAGAAGATTGATGATAGCCTGGGTGCCTGAGTTTTTTATCTGCTCAAGCCCTGAAATTGTTACATTTCCGGCCATCTGACGGTAGTCGAAGACGGCTGCGGACAGCACGTCTGAAGGCTCAACATTCAGGGTTTCATAGCCCTGATAGAATTGAACCGTTGAGTTTGCGGCATACTCCAGCTCGCGCACGATATCGCGACCAGTCACAGTTGTCTGGTTGCCTTGTTCGCGCATCCGCTGAAGCAACGCATTATGGTTGCTGAGGTTGTCAGCAAGCTGTCGAGATCGATTCCGCAGAGTCGTGGTGACGATCTCGGAGAGATTTGGACTCGCCATAATCTAGCTCCTGTTGCTTTCAAGTTGACGGATAGATGCTTCTATTGTGTCGCGAACAGACATCTTTGCTGGAAGCGTAGGTTGAGCGGGTGCTGCACTGCCTCTGACCGTTGACCGCTGGGCCTTCTTGGCCTTTTTCACCGCCTCTTTCTTGACTTCGCTCTGAGACTGCTTGGCGGCGAACCGCTGCATCTCTTGCTGGCGCAGATTCGGGTCGGCATAAACCGCCATTTCATACGCTGTCTTTAGGTCTGGTGCGTTGCCGGCATTGATGAGCGTCCCCATGACACTCCGCACTTGTTCAAAATGCGGGTGCGCTGGATTGCCATTGTCATCGGTCTGCGCGGCAAACTGGTCGATCATCGACTGTGTGCTTTGCTGTACGCTTTGCTGTTGTTGTGTCTGTTGGTTCTGGATGAAGCCGGTGAGCTGATTTACTTGTTGCTGCAACGCCTTCACCTGTGGGTCTGCATATTCATCCTCTGCGGCTGGATCGTTACCGATTGCCCCAATATCCACACCATACTGGTTTGCAAGCCAGGCAATAGCGTTTTGAGGGTCTTTCTGCAGATAGTCGTTGGCTGCCAACAGTTGCCTGACAGCAGCCACGTCATCCATGCCAGCCCGTGCAAAGGTTTGCCGGTGCGGGGCAAGGAGTTCTTCAAAGGCATCGGCTCGCTTTTTGAAAGCTGCAACGCCTTGTGTTTTCTTGGTATAGTCGCCCTCCATCTGACGATAGCGCGACATGAAGAGCTGCTGCGCCTCTGGCGGCATAGCCTCAAACTCTTCTCTGAAGTCTTGCGGCCAGTGCTGAGGCGCTTCTATCGCCTGCGGCTCTTCTGGCTCCGCATCCTCTTCTGGCTCATCTTCAGCCTCGGCAGGCGCTTGCTCTTCCTCTGGCTCATCGTCCATCGGCGGCGCTTCAGGCAGGGTGTCCTCTTCTGCCTCGGCTTCAGGGTCTAATTCTTGCAAAGTGCGTGCAAGTGTCTGTGCAACGCTTTCCGACTTTGCTGGCTCGACTGGGGCGGCAGCATCGGCTGCGGCCTCAGCTTGAGTGCTATCAAGCGGGAGTTCTTGTTCAGTCATTTTTCAAATAAGTGGTTTTGCTCGTTTCCTACTTCGACAAAGTTGTTGCGCCGCAAAAACTCGCGGTGCTGCGAACGGCTGGTGATCCAACCGAAATCTTTCATGTTCTGGTACGGCTCGATGTCGCGCATAATATTTAGGCCGGCTCTAGGGCCGGCCTCTGACTTCGCAACGATCTTGCCGTCACGATACACAAATGTCTGCTTGCTCATCCCATCAGCATCCTTGCCGCCATCTGCTGCTGTGCTGCATCCATCTTGCGGCGAGGCCGATTGAAACTGCCGAGTGAGCGCATCAGCTCAGGAAACACCTTGGCAAGCACGCCTGCCAGAGGGCTGTCCAAAGCCTCGCGAATCAATTCCTTTTCTTGCTCAGACAGCGCTTGGTAGGCGGCATCTGCAGCTTCGAGGTCAACTTCCATCACACAAAGTCCCTTGGGTTCCCGAATAGATTAAGGTTGGCTGCGGCCTGCTGTGGCGGCGTCATACGGCGTGTCTGCAGCAGATCAACCAGAGTGCCGCCGGCATATCCATACGGCTGGAACAGATTGCCCTGACCGCTGTAGAGGAAAAACGGATCTCGTAGATAGTTCACAGCCAGATCGTCAATCTGTTCTGGCGTGATCGTGCCAGGATCAACTGTGTCCGGCGGCTGGCTTAGAGGTTGCGATCCACCATTATCATCGCCTGCCATATTCATGCCGGCCGTGCCGCGCACCAAGTCTGCAAACGGCCCTTCATAGTTTGGATCATTCCGCCCACTGTAGACGATGCCGCCCAGTGCGTTCATGCTCAGCGTACCAGGCCCAGCCTGTACGCCTCTAACTGCGCCAGTATTAGGGTCAACTGTTCCTGTGCCGGTTTCCCGCGCCATACGCTGCAACGTGCCGACGTTGAAGGCTTGGGCGTCTACAGGAGTGGGCCTGTTTGTAAGATTGTCTGTAATTTGGGAGAAAGGGCCACCGCCAAGAATTGTAGCCAGTCCAGTGCCTGGCGGTGTGGCTGGCGCGTCATTGGGATCTGGCGTGCCATAAAGGTCATCATAAGCATCTGCAAAAAACCCGCTCATTGGGTCATTTCGCCCAGGCGCAGCGGCGACTTGATTGATAGGTAGTGGCCGATTAGGGTTGGCAAGATTCTGCTGTGCAGATTGGTTGATCAGCTGACGCGCAAGCTCAGCCTGAGATCCGCCGGCTGGCGGCGGCGTTTGTCGTGACGCGATTGATTGAGATGCAGCTTGCTGAACAAGGGCCATTGGGTCAGGCGAAACATTCCGCTCATTATTTTCTGGTGGTGAAATCTGGCGGCTTTCATCAATTAAATTCGTTGTGCCACGCGCAAGCGGACGGTCTTGGTCATCAGTCTGTGCCGGCGTTGCAGACTCCCGAGCCTCAGCAGCGGCTGCCCCATCGCCTTTGTAGCATATGCGGTTTTCAATCAGGTAACTGCGGACCATAACTTACCCCTGTGTTCACGATTGGCACGCCCGACCACGCCCTTGCCTAAGACAGACCGCAGATGCTGTCTGCCCTCGCGCACCATCTGACTGACGCCGCCAAACGGTGCAATGAAATCCACCAGCCAAAGCCTATCGCCTGCGTTCCAGTCGTCAGGCTGTATCTTGCGAGAACCGGAAAGATAACCAGCCTCAGTCTCTTCATTAAACAAGCCCCAGGTCACAAAGCCGACCGGTTGATGCTCCACTTGCCAGATGCGAAACTGCTGGAGTGCTACCGGCGGAATAATCAGCCGGTGAACGTCTTCTATCGTCCAGTTGCAGTGCTGATCGCTCTGGCCCATGAGCCAGGTCATCATGCCGACTGCCTCGGTGTTTTTCATTGTGTGACCACCTTGGCTGCATCAATCTCCAGCTTCTGCTGCTTGAACTGTGCGTCTTGCGCGGCCTTCTGCTGATCAAGCTGCAATCGGGCAACCTTGACCTGGGCATCGGCCGCCGCCTGCTGTGTCTGCGCCTGTACCTTTGCGGCCTCGACCTCTACCAGTTTATCGCTTGGGCTTGGCCCTGGCTGTGGCGGCTGTATCGCCTCAAGTGTCTCTTCAAGGTCACGCGCACCAGGGAACGCCTTGGCAGCGAACAGCAGCATCTGCTTGGCTTGCTCAAAGCCCACAGCACCGCTGGCAACCAACGGGCCAATCGCCTGCAAAAACTGCACGGTTGCGGTCAAAAACTCTGTACGGCGCTGTTGCTCAATAGCTGTATCAACAGCGGCAGATTCTTCTGTATCAACCGAAATCCGGTAGTTGCGCGTCCGCTCATCACGCATCAGCGCCACCATCTCTGGCGTGACGACAACGCTGGTGACTTTGCTCAGAACCTCTGGCTCTAGGTTTTCGACCATCAACTCAGCCTTCAGCTCCATGATCTGGTCAAGGAACTGTTCAACCAAGCGCTGCCGGTTCATCAGCCGCATAGCGCCGAACTGGCCCTTGATGCGCTGGGCGGTAGCAGTCTCACGGCTGGCACTTGTGCCGCGCATAATGTCCGAGATGCCGGTGATTTCGTAAATCGTTTGGACCACAATCTGGCGTGACTGATAAAGTTGCCCCAGCGCCTTGATAAGATTATCAAGCGGGGCTTCCTGCATGACGTTGGCCAGACCGCCGCCAGCCTGCAGCATGGCCATGTTATCGACTGGGACGAACTCGTTATCACTTGCCTCTGCAAGACGTTGCAGCTCTTGGAAGCTAGCATCGTAGACGCCGCGCCGTTTCAGCGCTTCTGTTAGGCTGGCAATCCGCTGTGTGATCAGATCCAGTTCGTGAATCTGGTCCTCATAGCTGAAGATTTCAGGGACAGGCAGCGAGGTGTCGGTGGTCGATATGGCGTAAAGAGGCTCCGGCATAGGCCAAAAGCCATCAAGATTATAAGGATCGTCGAACTCGTCCAGTATCTCATCATGGTTCAGCACTACAAAAAGTTGCTTCTGGCTGCGCCTGTCCCAGATCTCATAGACCTCAGCACGATCCGGCTGCTTGTCGTCATCATAGCCGCCATCATCGCCGTGATAGCTGAGCGGGATCATCTCCCCCTTTGCGCCATAGACCTCAACCAGCTCATCGCGGGTCATTAGGTGCCGGAAGCCAATCCATGAGGTGTCATCCCAGCACCGTGCCGGTGACATAACAAAATCTTGCCAGTGGACATATTCACAGCGCACTGATTGCTCAGCAACAAACTCAACCGGGTCACCAAGCATAAACGGTCCCATCGGCCCTTGCTGTACCTGGCTTTGCTCTACCTCATTGCCTTCAGCGTCCACAAAACGCTGGCCGATTTGCACTTCACCCAGTTGCCCTGGGGCAACCTCCCCCACACCCGTGATTGGCGCAACCCTGACAGGGAGAACTTCCGGGTCACCCTCAATCACCACCGGCTCGTAAACCAGCCTGATGACACCGCGCCCTACTATGAGCATGTCTTCGATAGCCCTGCGAACAGTGGCATCAAAGTTGTAGACATCAAGCTGATATTGGAGCGCCCGTTCTAGTACCGTGCTTACTGAACGGGCAACCGGATCACTGTCCCTGAAACGCCGGCTCACCTTGGGCTTTGGCGTTTTGAAGTACAGCGCTGATTTCAAAGTGTCGACATTGCTATAGAAGATGTTCATCCGCACGTCGCGCTGCATCCGCTCAGGATGGTCGTCGCGATAGCGCTCAATGATATCGTGGCAACGATTGCGCCAGTTCTCTTCAAACCGACGCGCACGCATAATCTGATGATGCCAGAACCGCGCCCGTTCTAACTTGTCGGTCGGCTCTTTTTCAAAGCTGTAGCTTTCCACTTACAATCTCCAGCCCTTGGGCTTGCTGGCATACTCAAGGCCGGCCATCATTTCCTCGATGGTCGGCTCCCGCCACGGGTCTTCATCAATCTCTGGAGCGCGGCGCTGATACGGCCTCGCCATGCAAGCGTAACGAATGTCATCCGCCGCATGATCTTCCTGAGTCGTGTCAATGTCCTCAACCCTGTGCTTGTCGTGCGTAAGCACTGGCAACGTGCGGATCGTGTCCGTACACTCGCTAGAAACAAAAAGCATTGGGCAACCATCATCACCAATCAGGCGCTGGCGCACCTGGTCCCAACCGGCCACCCTGCTGTTATCTGCCCTGCGGAAGCGTATCCCCATCTTCGACAAGCGCTCACCGATCGAGGGGCCGCCGTCGAACTTCCAGATGCTGGGATCACCGACACTAAAATCAATCCGCTCATGCCCTTCACGGCTGCGGATGCCAGCGCCAACCTCTTCTGCAGTCATTCTCAAGCCGCGATTTGGCCCGGCAGCGCCATACCATTCCCGATATCTAATCAGCGCCCCATCAGGAAAATCAGGGTCATCATCAGCAACGGCCCACCAGCCAACGCTGAACGGCGAGGCAGAACCCCAGTCAAAGCTGCGGAACTTCGTCCAATGCTCAGGGATGTCAAACGGCCTGATCACATGCAGATCGCGGTTCCAGACATCGCCAAAGAACGAACCGACGACCAGATCCCAGTCGCCCTCACGCAACGCCCTGGCCAACTCCTCGGGCAGCGCCGAAAAGCTAGAGGCATATGAGGGGTCGATATACTTGTTGTCCGACATCCTTGCCGGGATATACATGGTCACCCAGCCGCGATCCTTGGGGTCATTCGGATCACGCATGGTGTGGTCGTAAAAATACTGTTCTGCCGGCGCAGGGTCGATATACAGCGCCTTCAAGTAATTGTGGCTCTGACCGCCAGGGTTGGCCGTCATCACCAAGCGCGGCAATAAATGGCGCTGGCTTTCCTTTGGCTGAAAGTTGCCAAGGCGCATCCGGCTTTTAATGTAGCCAAGTTGGTAGGGTGTTAGCTGTCCTGCTTCATCAGCCAGGGCAATATGTATCTCTGTTCCCTGAATCCGATCACAATCGCTGTCCCGCTCCAAATACTGAAACTGTATCGAGCTGCCATTGAAGAACTCGTAACGCTTGCGCGTCTCATTGTAGTTGCCAAGCTCTCGCGGCAGCTCACGCTTCAACGGCTGTATATGGTTGGCATCCAGCTCAGGCAGCGACCGCCTGAAAATGAACGCCTGCAAGCCTGGGTTCTCCAGACAAAAGCCAATCAGGTCATAACGCCCCGCATGGCTCTTGCCGCCACCAGCAGCGCCGCCAAACAAGATCTGCTTGGCACGACACTTGTGAAGCAATGCCTGCTTTGGCTGCGGGTCATAGTCGATCTTGATGGTTTTAGGCATCTGGGAAGATAGAACCTTCCTCATCGCCGCCACGCTGGGTGGCCGCTACAGCCCCGCCGGTGACCAATACAGGGCCGGCAATGCCGTACTTCTCTAAAATCCTGACGGCATTGTCATCAAAGATGACATAGTTGCGTTTCGCGTCTTCATCTTTGACGTTTGGACTTCTTGATCCTGAAGCGCGGTATTTCAAACCAGGTATGCCTTCATCATTCAGCAACTTGGTAGAAAGCCGCGTTCCGACCATATCCTCTAAATCCGATAGCAATCCAGCTACTGGTAAATCGGCAAAACGCCCGCCTGAAAACCCTGTTTCAGAAGGTCTGCGGCCCGTAAAGTCGCCCAACAAAGCGCCAACAGTGGGCTGCATTTCTGGGTCGTATGGATCAAGGCCGTTGATCTCAGGATCGCGTGACATCTCAATAGCCCTACGAGCCGCTGCCTCGATCTTTGCACGCATTTCTTTAGGCATACGCGCAATGTCTAGGTCATAGTCCAGCAGCTCATCAGGCTTGGGAGACAGTGCAACCTTGTACATTTTGCCTGTTTTTGTCTCTATTCCAGCCTCAATCATTTTATCAAAAGCCGCTAAAGCATTGATGTTTGCTTGCTCAAGAGCGTCTCCTTCAGCTTTGGTAAAACCTAGCCTTTGGCGCTCAAATGAGGATTCTGTCTCTAGTTTTGTTTCAAGATATTTTCTTGTGTTGCCAACTAAATCGTCTGACCCAGCCTCACTAATCGCTTCAGCAATCAAAACAGAAGGCTTATTGTATCTAGCAGTACCGTCAGGCGCTTGGTTT